ATTACTGCACTCGATGTTTTACTGCTAATGCCGGGTATTTGACTTAAAATGATTCCACCAATATTTTCTGGTGTAATGTTTTTCTTTTTTTCTTTGTGGACAACCTGTGCGTAGTTCTTTTTTATAGGTTGAAAGGATTCATGATAAAATCCGAATTTATCGGCAGAGCGCGATAATTTATCAGTCAACCGTAGAATGTATTCTGCAGTTTCCGTGATGTCAAATGTACGTATCGTAGAAAACCCTTTAAAATATTGTATGCTAAACATGGTTGTATACAAAGTACCCGGCTTAATCCTGCTCCATTTACCGGTGTAATTGGAAATATTACCCTCTATAAGGTATACTATATTGTAATTGTGGAGAGAATGTCCATTTAATCGATATGATTGCTCAGCATAACGCCCATCTGTGATAGAAGATGCGATATCATTTAAACTCTTTCTCTCCAATAACAGTAATTCTTCCCCATCATTCCATATACTTATGTCACCTAAGTCTAACCTTTCCACGGATATATCAATGTTGAATCCGTAATCATTATTAAGCGCTTTTAATAATTTAATGAGTGTATGTTCTCTAATATCAACTTTAATATGCATTTAATTTAATAAGTTATGTAGTGTTTAAATGACTTGTTTAAATGACTTGTTTAAATGATTTGTGTAAATGACTTGTGTAAATGAATTAATAATTTCAAATTAGTATTAAGTTGATGACAATCCTATAAAAATTGAAATTAAAAGGAGTTTATATTAATATGTATAATACCACAATGTCCGTTTTCGTAAACTTATCCAGAATTAATATGACAGAAGTTACGCCAAACATGATTAAATCTTACCCCGATGAATTCAAACAATTTGTTATAAGTAATAAACTTAAATTACCGAACATCTCCTCAGGCAATGGCAAGGCCCTTGCGGCAATGCTTAATAACAAATGGAAATTTTGGCAAGCAGATGACTGTAACGCCTTTTGTAAAAAATTTGACATACCGTCCCGTGATCCTTTGCAACTGTTTAATAAAAAAGCACAGAACGGATTTGAGTCGTGTAAAGAAAGAGGTAAAAATTATATTTGTTATCCATATCGTGTATCAAATAAGTGGTCGATGCGACAAGATTTTAAATACGCCGGGACAGAAGAAGACAAAACCGAAGAAATTAATAAAATTAAGAAGAATATTCTTGAAGATTATGTAAATCAACCGAATGAAAGCTGGCAATTAGGTCATAAGAATCCATTTTCATCTGATTCCTCTTCGGCTAACCTAGTTTTGCAGCCACCCATTCAAGCAAAATATCGAGACCGCTACATATTCATAGACACTTTAACAAGAATTCCGACACCGGACGAGCTCTCTAAATTAATTAAACAAGGTAAATCACCTTATACCAAAGCACAACAGCGTGAACTGCGAGATATACTCAATAATTTAAATCTAGACTGAAGAGAGTCTATCAATACAAATATCATAATATTCCTTATTAAGTTCAAAACCAAGACACTTTCTATCCGTATTCTTACAAGCAATCGCCGTAGTACCCGATCCTAGAAAAGGGTCAACAACCAATGCATTTTTTTTACTGAATAGTCGTATCAAATGTTCCATCAAAGCTATTGGTTTTACTGTGATATGTGTATTGGCCTTACCCTTTTCTTTTTTGTTCGGTTTTGGAACCATAAAATTCTTATCATATGATTCATTATATTCTTCGGTAATCATAATGTTAGCCGGCACTCTGTCACCGCCAATGCCTACTTTTTGTGAAAAGTCTAACAATCCGGTTTTGAATTTCAATTCGTTTCTAATAAAGGTGGTTGTTATGGGTTTCATAGCAACACATATTGGTTCGAAACAAGAGCGTATTTGTGGCGATTTGAAATCCTTATATTCTTCAATAAGTTTGAGCTTTTCATCTTCGGAGATGTCTTTCATTTTATTAATAACATGAGTCATCGACATCCCTTTTGGCATACTTTGCGTATAAGTCCAATTTATCATATCTCTTATTTCAAATCCAGCCAATTCAACCGCCATAGCGATAGCGTGATATAGTCTAGGAGACGAGAAGGAAAGGAAATAGGCACCGGGTTTCATTTTTGTTAATAATACTCGCGATAGTGCAAGATAATAATCATATAAACTTTTCACTTGGTTTTTATCAAACTTCATACCTTTTGGCAAATGTTTTATATGACTATTCTTTTTATCGTCTTTAATGTCACCGGCAGACCATTTATTGTCGAGTTTGTCAATAAAATAGGGAGGATCAGTAATAACACAGTCAATACTATTATCATCTAATTTTGCTAGTTCTTCCATACAATCATTATTAACCACAATAATTCTTTCCGGTGGCTTTTTAATTTTAATATTTTTCATTCGAATTTTCACTATCTTTTTCGGTTGCTTCAACTGTTCTTGCACCAAAGCTTCAATTTGGTTTTCCATCTTACTTTTATTATCTTGACAAGGTGTTTTGCGTTTTTGATGTTGATTGTAATGAGATTTCTGTGTGAATTCTTGGAGACATCGAATGCAACTGTATTTAACCATTTTAGTTAAATTTATACGTAGTAATAGTTCTAAATCAATTTATAAAATTAAATATATGTTATTTACTAATAGATTTAAACGCACGAATGCTTATTAAATTAAATGAATATATTAGCTTGTAGAGGTATTTCGCTGATGGTTTGTGATATGGCGGGGACAGTTATTAATGAAGGAGGGTTAGTTTACAAAACACTTTACAATGCATTAAAAAACAATGATGTACCTGTCAAAGATACAGACATAAATAATTGGTATGGTTTGCAAAAAGAGGAAGTAATTAGCAGTATGGTAAACAAATATTTATCAGACCCAACAATGGCTACTAATTCCGAGACAGTAAAAAAATTAAATCAGATTAAAAGTCATTGTTATGATGAATTTGAAGAAAATCTTAAGGATGCATATTTTGGAGAACATTCAAAAATAAGACTAATAGATCCAAACCTACCAAACTTTTTCAATAGATTACGGTTTAATGGGGTTAAAATAGCATTAAATACCGGTTATAATAGAACGCTTCAACGAGATATTATTAATCATTTACAAATGACAGATTATATTGATGATTTTATTTCCAGCGAAGATGTGAAAATGGGCAGACCAGCGCCGTATATGATACATCGTTTAATGGAACGACATGATATAATGAATGTAAAATATGTAGCAAAGGTCGGGGATACTCGTAATGATATGCTTGAAGGAAAAAATGCTGGGTGCGGAATTACCATTGGTGTGTTAACAGGCGTGAGTTCTGCGAGTGAATTGTTGGATGCGGATTTGGTAGTGGATAAAATTACAAATATCGATATGATTATAAAAGATGGCTTTTTTCTTTGAGTTAAAGCTAAAATGGTTTAAAAGGTACTACGGTAATATATATATATAATGGAAGTCACTACAAAAACACTATTACAAGATGGAGATATCAATAAGTATCAAGAAGAGTTAATTTTTGATCCTTATAATTTTAAAAACCGTGAAATTACTCAAACACAGGTGTCGGAGATACTTAAAAAATATGGAGTACCTGACAAAGTGCATAATTTTAATTTATACGCGAGGTCTTTTGTCCACAGGTCTTATGTGAAGAGGCCACATTTGGAAAATGCTGAGAATGGTATAACCATTGTTGATAGACCAAAGGAATGTTTAGATTTAAAAACCAAATCCAATGAAAGATTGGAATTTTTGGGTGACGGTATATTGGAATGTATTACAAAATACTATTTGTATAGACGGTTTCCGAAAGAGAATGAGGGTTTTATGACAGAAAAGAAAATTGCCCTGGTTAAGAATGAATCTATTGGAAGAATGGCATATGAAATGGGACTTAATAGATGGTATATTCTTTCTAAAAATGCAGAGGAGAAGAAAACACGAACAAATCTTAAAAAACTAGGTTGTTTGTTTGAGGCATTTTTAGGAGCTTTATTTTTGGATTTTAACAAAATTACTATTAAAGATGAAGATGACTGGTTTAAAAATGTATTTGTAACTGGTCCTGGATTCCAGATAGCACAGACATTTGTGGAAAGTATATTTGAGCAACATGTTAACTGGACTGATATTCTGCAAAATGATGATAATTATAAAAATATATTACAGGTTATGATACAAAAGGAATTCAAAATTACACCATCCTATATGGAAATTTCGGAACACGACGAAGATGATGGTTATCATATGGGAGTTTTTATTTGTATGGGGGAAAATATAGTAAATGTGGATTTTGCTGATTCTAAACCATTTAGTGCATATGGTTCTTTTGAAAAAATACAAGAAGAATTAACAAATAATAATGGTGAATTATTTATCTTTCTAGGTGAAGGGAAACATAAAATTAAAAAGAAATCAGAACAAACGGCTTGTAGATTAGCTATTGAACAAATAAAAAAAAAGTAGCAAACTTTTTATAAGTAAGTATTATATATGAGTAGTCTTTTAGAACAACTTGAAGTAAAACCTCAATCAAAAACACAGCAAAAAGTCAAAATTATTATTCCTACAGAAGGTCAGGCAAAAGTTAGAGCAAAACCAAGAATTATAGACAGGACTGGTGAAGAATTTGATAGAAGTGTTATAATGGACAAATTAAAACGCAGAGGCTTATCCGTGCCAAAAATGAAACAAAGTGCTAAGATTCGTGTATTAACAGAAGCATTATCGGACACTCCTGAGGAAACTGTTGTTGAGGAGGTTATCAAAGTAAAACCAAGTATCAAAATTAAAAAATTAGGCAAAGTAAAAATCAGAGTAAGTAAAAATATTAAAAAGGGTACAATAACTGCGATAGCAAAACCGGGTGCTTCTGTTATCAAAGTAAAATTACCAAAAAAAATATCACTAAGGCGGTCTCAAATACCTCCTGATATAATTAAATTTGAAAGAGAATTGAGTAGTAAATTACCTGTACCCCCACCGTCAGTAAATATCCGCGCTGGGTCATATTATAGAAATAACAGAGAAATTTTTGTGAATTTTATCAACTCTCTTTTTGCACCATATAAAGATGAATTAATAGAAGAATCTAAAAATCTTACTTGTGATAGTATGAATGAGTCTAAATCCGGTGCTTTTTCCCTTTTGACTCATCAATCAATCGTTAGGGATTATATTAACCTGTATACTCCATATAGGGGTTTACTATTATACCATGGTTTGGGTGCTGGCAAAACTTGCGCATCCATAGCTATAGCGGAAGGTTTTCAAAATCCAATGCATATTTTAGTCCTGACCCCAGCATCACTCAGACAAAATTATCAGAATAAAATTAAAAAATGTGGTAATGAAATGTATAGGTTAAATCAGTATTGGGAATTTCTATCCAATGATAATAATACAAAGAAAACCAGAATATTAGCAAAAATGCTGAGTGTTTCCGAGTCATTTGTTAAAAAACACAAAGGTGCGTGGTTTGTAAATGTGGCAAACGAGAGCAATTATGAATCATTAGATACACAAGAAAAATTTGTTTTAAATGAATAAATAGATGAAATGATTAGAGCAAAATATCAATTTATAAATTATAATGGGTTACAAAAGCAACATTTATCTAATTTAACGGATGATGGAAAAATAAATCCGTTTGATAATAAAGTAGTGATTATAGACGAAGCGCATAATTTCGTTAGTCGTATTGTAAATAAATTAAAAAAACCAGACAGTCTTTCGATGAAATTATACGAATACTTATTATCAGCTGAAAATTGCAGGATAGTCATGTTAACAGGTACGCCAATCATCAATTATCCCAATGAATTGGGTATATTGTTTAATATACTTCGTGGTTATATTAGAACATATAGATTTAATTTATCAATAAGACAAAAAGGCAAAGTAAACCAAAAAACAATAGAAGATATATTGGGGACATTTAACATCCAAGATTATGTTGAATACAATCCATTAAACAATGAATTGATAATTACTAGAAATCCATTTGGATTTGTAAACACTAAAAATAGGTCTGACCAGTATGAAGGCATGAGATTAGATAGACAAGGAAATATGCCAACAAAAAAATTCTTAGCAATTATAACAAGTCGGTTGGAAGACGCAAACATTGGTGTTTTAAAAGTAACTGAAAATTCTCCATATAAAGCATTGCCTGATACTCTGGATGAATTTAAAGCAATGTTTATTGATCCAAAAGATAATAGTTTTAAAAATACTAATTTATTTAAAAGGCGTGTTTTGGGGTTGACATCTTATTTTCGAAGTGCTACGGAAGAATTAATGCCACGATTCAATATTGAAAGCGACTTAATTGTCGAAATGATTCCAATGAGTGATTATCAATTTGGTGTATATGAAATGGCGCGCGCCGAGGAGAGAAAAACAGAATTGAGTAACGCTCGCAAGCGCAAAGGAGGCGGTGACGATGACAGTGTATCAACATACAGAATCTTTTCTCGCGCATTTTGTAATTTTGTTTTTCCGCCTGAAATCAGCAGACCCAAGCCAAAAGAAGGAGAACAGATAGCGGAAGTATTAAAAAGAGATGTTAACGAAGATATTTTGGATATAGTAAGTTTGCAAGAAGAAGTTGCAAATATTGATGGCAGACATGAAGACGATGATAGAGATGAAGTAGAAACCAATCGTAAAGTTAATCGTGATGCTAATTATGAAAATAGAATTAAAGATGCTATTGAAGCTTTAAAGGCAAATGCTGGCAAATATTTAATTCCTAGTGGTTTGCAAATTTATAGTCCAAAGTTTTTGGCATTGTATGAAAATATTATAGAAAATTCAGGATTACATTTAATATACTCTCAGTTTCGTACATTAGAAGGCATTGGTATATTTAGTATGGTATTAGACCAAAATGGTTTTGCACAATTTAAAATAGCACAGGATAAAGAAGGTATATGGAGAATTATTATTAAAGAAGGAGATGAAGATAAACCAAAATATGCATTATATACTGGAACAGAAACCACAGAAGTAAAAGAGATGATGAGGTTAATTTTTAATGGAGATTGGAAAAAACTGCCTGACTCAATTAAAGAGGTATTAAATGATACCGCTGCTAATAATAATCACGGTGAAATAATTAAAGTATTTATGATTACATCTAGTGGTGCAGAAGGTATTTCTTTGAAAAACACCAGATATGTGCATATAGTTGAACCATATTGGCATCCCGTGAGAATGGAACAAGTAATAGGTAGGGCAAGACGTATTTGTAGTCATCAAGATCTTCCAGAGGATGAGCGAAGAGTAAATGTATATTTATATTTAATGCGCTTCACTGATGAGCAATTAGTGCCTGCTGCGCTAAAAGGTGGGATGGCTTCGAAAGGTTTATTGAAAAAAGATGTATCAAAACTAGATAAATCAACTCCTTTAACTAGCGACCAAGCATTGTTTGAAACTTCTAATATTAAAGAGGAAATTAATAAACAATTATTAACAGCCGTAAAAGAATCCGCTTTCGATTGTGCTTTACACGCTAGAGCTGGCGACAAAGAACAGTTGATGTGTATGTCATTTGGTAGACCTGTGCCAACGACTTTTACTGCAACACCGGCATTGACCATAGAAACAGATTATGATAAACAACTAAAGAAAAATTATGAAAAGATTACTTGGAAAGCCATTGTAGTAAATATTTCTGGGAAAAATTATGCTTTTAGACCGAGCAAAAAAGGAGCAACAACCGGAGATGTTTATGACCTAGAAAGTTATCAAAGAGCGGTAAAATTGGGTGGTGAAGCTATCCCGGTAGGTAAATTATCCATAGATAGAGAAACCAAGAAATTTGTGCATAATTTGATTTAATTATAATACAACATTTCACTCATATACTGTAAAAAAATTGATATAAATCTGTATTGTTAATATTTGTTAATACAATTATGAGTGCAGATTTAAAAAAAGAGGGGAAAGTCAAAATTGTTTTGAAAAAACTTGCGAATTTTAAAATTCGTTCGACGGAGAAGGTTGAAGTCAAAATGGGGATGGATAAGATTTATTGTGGGAATTGCCAAGAGGTGATGGCGACATTTCCAGATGAGTGCGTGAATTTAGTTGTTACATCGCCGCCTTATGATAATATTAGAGATTACAAAGGTTATACCTTTGGTGCGGAGGTGTTTAAAGAGACTGTGCGACAATTGTACAGAGTTATTGTAAAAGGTGGGGTGATGGTATGGATTGTGGGGGATGCGGTTATTAACGGCGGAGAATCTGGTACTTCTTTTCGACAAGCGTTAGGATTTATAGATGGAGGTTTTAAATTGCATGATACCATGATTTATAAGAAAAACACATCTTCGTTTCCTGCTTCTCGAACTGGAAAAAGATATACGCAAATATTTGAGTATATGTTTGTCTTTTGCAAGGGGAAAATTAAAACGGGGAACTTGATTTGTGATAAGACGAATAAATGGGCGGGACATACGAATTGGGGAAAAAATACACACCGTGGAAAGAATGGCGAATTGGTGTTATCGAAAAATATTAAACCTGTCCCCGATTTCTCTCCACGAAATAATATTTGGGAGTATAATGTTGACAAAGGATTCAATAGTAAGGACAAAGAAAGCCACAAACATCCTGCGATTTTCCCAGAGAAGTTGGCTGAAGACCATATTCTTTCATGGTCGAATGAGGGCGATGTTGTATTGGATTGTTTTGCCGGTTCGGGAACTACATGCAAAATGGCGAAAAAAAATGAGCGGCGATATATTGGTATTGATACAAGTGAAGAATATTGTACATTGGCTAGGGAAATCATTGCAAAGTATTAAAATTAATAATCTTTTATAATTGAGTCTTTTAATTAAAGTGTTGTTTTTCGATGTAAACCGAGCGACCTTTGATTGTTAGCGGTAAATTGTTTGTACATGCAACGAGCGTGGTGAGGAATTTGTTAGTAAAGCCGAATGCGCGCGTGGTGGTGTTTTTTGAGCCATGTGGATGAATGTGAAGGTATTTTTGACCTTTTTGACTGACTTCTTGGTTTGCGATTTTCTGCTGAATGTCCTGGAAATCCGCCTGAAGTTGAGTTTGAATGTCCGTGTGGAGCTCATTGATGTTGTATGTGCATGTGGCAAGGAGACGTTTTTGGAAATTGACTGCTGGGTCATTGTATGTTCCTGCGTCGTCATTGTGCTCAAAGACGAAGAGAACCCCGTTTTGAATCTTGGGGTAGAATTTGCACGATTTCAGGTCGGTCGCGAATTGAATTGGGACGAAAGTAGTATAGTCGCCTGTTTTCCCGCAGTTGGTGATAGTAAGGCGTTCTTTGGCACTGAAACCCTTATTATTGTATACTGATTTGAAATGGGTGGTTTTGATGTCAGCTCCCCATGGTAAATCGGGCGTTGGGTAGCAATTTGGTAGTTGTCCGAATATGAAGAACTCGACGATTTTTCCGAGATTGCCTTTGTCTTTTTTTTTTGATGAGTTAAAGGTTGCTTTCTTAGCTTCAACTTCCTCTTTGAGTTGCGGACAAATGGAGTGAACATAGTCGATAACTTGTTGTAGTGATTTGTTTTTTGGCATAGATTTAAGATATTCTTTGCAGACGGAAGTATCTTTCCGAATTTCTTCGAGTGAAAATTCTAATGTATCGGTTTGGGTAGTCATTATGTCTGGTTTGAATCGTTAATGGCTAAATAATATTGGGAGATAAACTTTCAATTTTTTCAAGTATTAATTTCGTTGTTTCAATAAATCAATAATAATTGCTTGAGTTTCTTCTATGCGTTTAAGATACCGAAGAATCCCCTCAGCATCTGATTTTTTTAGTTTTTGTAAAAATGACATCGCGTTAACCACAGGTGCGGATGACTTAATGTTTTCTTTGACTTCAAATCTTACGCGTCTTTCTCGTATTTCATCTGTTAAAACGGTGGGCTCAATCGTAATATTGGAACTATCATCTATCTTTAAATGAGCAGAGGTTGATTCTCCAGTTAACCATTGTTTGGCAGAATTTTCGTTTGGATTATACTGAGCCATTATTTTTTTTAACTCGCGTTCTCGTTCCTGTAATGTGGTATCAACCATTCTTGCATCAATGGGTTCGTCAGCTGTTTTATCTGAGAAATCAATATCTTCTGGTTTTTGTTTATTAATTAAAGTATTAAAATCTTTTTGCTGTACTTTTAAATTTTGTTCGAAAAGTTGTCCTTTGGTCATAGGTGGTGTTTTTTTAATTGCTGGTGGTTGTTGTTTTGGCATCTCTTGTGCAAATTGTTTAATAATTTCTTTATTCATCATCATTAAATCATTATTAAATTTAAAACGATTTTTATTAATCTCCGTAACGCGGTATTCCAATACATGTTGGAATTTTTTCGGGTTATTTTTTTGATTAGGATGGTCCGATAATAATTGCCACAATAAACTTTTGTTTTGCGCAGAATAAACAGACATATATAATATTAAAATGATATACTTTTTAATATTCTATCGCTTATTAAAATAAATACTTCTTAGCTTTCGCATATATTTATCAGTGATTCGTTTTTTAAAAAAAGAAATCGGTTTACCTTCTAGGAGTTTGATTATAAAGTATAAAGAATACATGCCACATTCAGTGGTTAGATATTGATGTCGTCTACTGGTTTGTTCAAATTTATATTTTTCTCCTAAATTTCGTGCCTGTTTACGAACTGTTCTGACAAATTTCATCAAGCGACCGGGTGCTTTATCCCCGTAACTATCAAAATAGTAAATGGCCTTTTTTCTAATATCAATAAACATTGCAACCCAATGCGAACCCTCTTTATAGTGTGGGTCCAAGTTGAATATTAAACCTATTTTGGTGATTCCCTTACTCTTATAGTCTAATAGAGAAAATTTACATATTTCTTCCCATACACATTCATTATGCAATTTTCGAACGTCATAATCGATAGGCGAAGGTCCTAAAAAAATAAAATGTTTATGTTTTTTTTCATATTGTTTCATTAATTGTTCTATTTCAATAGAAGTAAGCCAAGTATTGGGTTTCTTTGTCCATTCTTTCGGTTGTTTTGGAGAGAAATTTTGCATAAAGAATCCTGACGGTAAATCATTTTTAATACATTGATGTCTTAACCAACAAGATTCCTTATGACATGTTTTCTGCATATTTTTTTTCAAATGTTGCCATATTTCCTGGGGGTCGTTGCTATAGATTTTAACGTCCGGATGTCTAGCATTCCAAGTATTTTTTAATTTATGTAGTGCCGATTTACTATAGCAAGTAAAATCTAATTCATCATCATTCGTTTTGGGAGAACACTTATCTTTATTTTTGTGAAATTTTATTTTTCTTGTTTTTTTATGCTTATGTTTATGATATTTACGCGTTTTTGATCTACCTGTCATCTTAAATATCATTGATATTTTTCTTTTTCAAACCTTTTTCACGAAATCTCACATCTTTTAAATTAAAAGTTCTAGTTTTTGGCATGACAATAGGTGTATTTATCCTCGTGCTTTTAATTTTAATATTATCAGTAATCCTTGGTTGGTGCGGCTTCTTTCTTAACATCATACTATTACTGTTTTTCATATTAAATGTGTTTTTTTTATTAACCGGGGATTTAATATCTTTATAGTCATTTTGAATTAATTCCATCTTATCTATGAACTTAAAATGGTCAATACACATTTGAGCATAATTCACAAAAGATTTATTAACTTTTGTATTAATTTTCTCTCCACGCAACATATCCTTTGTTAATTGAAAGATACGTTTTTTATAAAAATCCAAATCATCTCGAGAAATTTGTTGTAAATCTTTTTTCTGCATAAGTTTTGTCAGCCTGTCGGTATTAGTTAAATACTGCAAATCAATTAAATTTAATGAGACATCCATGGTTTATAATTACATAACAAATATAATTTTATGTAATTACTTAATTCATTATAAATTTTTAATCTGTACTCTAGTGTTGTTATTAAAAGTATCTTTGCCTAAATTACATATATTGGGATTAAATGGAGGGAATCGTTCTTGTTTAAATAATAATTGATTTGTCATTTTCGTTGTTTCAATTGGTGGTGTCAAATAAGTTGTATTATACAAATCACTTTTAGAACTAGGAATAAATTTGGATTGCGGACAAGATTGTAGCGGAAATACAATATTCATTAACTTTGATTCGGTATCAATCTTTGATTGATAACCGTTAAATGGTAAAGATTGACTACTACCCGCAAACATATGTCTTGTATTATAGATAGGTCTTCGCTCACACGGCACATTTGCTGGAAGGCGACAATCCAATATAGGAAATACAACAAATTTAGTATCTACTGGGCGTGGGTCATAATTCATTTGAAGAGGAACACCCGAAACATTTCTTTTATACATTCTATTACTTAATTGGGTTGTTCTACCTTGTTGGCAATAATAAGCTTCGTTAACAACATTTTCCATTATATTATCACAATAGAATAATTATTTCAAATTACCTAAAGATATCTATTAAAGTATTTGTAATATGTGTGGAATCTTTGCAGTGTTGTCTAGTGATACTAAAGGTGATGATAGTTTTGAAACAAAAAATTTTCATAAGGGTCAAAATCGAGGACCAGAAAATTCAGTATGTACAAGAGTTAATGAAAATATTTTAGTTGGATTCCATCGTTTGGCTATTAATGGGTATTGCAATCCACATTCGGAGCAACCAATTTGTATTGAAAATTGCGTGCTCATCTGCAATGGTGAAATTTACAACTGGAAAGAATTACATAGTATGTTAGACATTCCTGCTAAAACAGGTTCAGATTGCGAAATTATTATTCATTTGTATAAACAATTCGGTATAGAATACATGTTAAATAAATTAGATGGTGTATTTGCATTTGTATTGTATGATAAAGAACAAAATCAAGTTTTTATAGCTCGTGACCCATTTGGAGTCAGACCATTATTTATTTCATATAACAAAGATAATCCCGATCATTATTTTTATGCATTGTCTTCGGAGCTTAAAATGATGACTCACATGATAGACGGTGGTACTTATGTTGCTAAACAATTTCAACCTGGATCATATGCTAAAATAAATTTTAATGACGGAGGAAAAATGATAAAACATCAATACTATAATAATGTTTGCTCAGAAAATGTTAGTTGGATGCAAGATAAAAACAAATATCTTCTTTCAATTAGAGATAATCTAATAGCCGCTGTAAAAAAAAGAGTTGATAATACAGACAGAGAAATAGCTTGTTTGCTTTCGGGAGGATTGGATAGTAGTTTAATCACTGCATTAGTCGCCAAATTTCATGGCACTAAAAATTTACATACTTGGAGTATTGGTATGAAGGGTTCTGAAGATTTAAAATATGCGAAAAAAGTTGCTGATTATCTAGGTACACATCACCATTCCATAGAATTAAGTGCCGTAGAATTTCTTGATGCCATAGAATCTGTAATACAAACAATTGAGAGTTATGATACAACTACTGTAAGAGCTAGTGTTGGCAATTGGCTAATTTCTAAATATATTAAAGAAAACAGCAATGCGAAAGTTATTTTTAATGGAGATGGTAGTGATGAAGTTACGGGTGGTTATATGTATTTTCATTATGCTCCAAATGCTCTGGAATTTGATAATGAATGTAAACGATTATTAAAAGATATACATTATTTTGATGTGCTCCGTTCAGATAGAAGTATATCATCACACGGATTAGAAGCAAGAACACCGTTTCTTGATAAGAATTTTGTGCAAAGTTATTTATCAATTCCTGCTCAATATAGATTTCAAATTATGAAAGAGACAAAAATAGAGAAGTATTTATTAAGAAAAGCATTTGATAATGAAAATATGTTATTGCCAAAAGATGTTTTATGGCGTAGAAAAGAGGCATTTAGCGATGGAGTTAGCGCGCAAAAAGAATCTTGGTTCAAGGTAATACAAAATTATGCAAAACAAAAATATAAAGATATGAATTTAGATGGTCCTGGTTGTGAAAAATATTTATATCGAGAAATCTTCAACAAATATTATCCAAATTGTAAAGAGGCAATTCCATATATGTGGATGCCGAAATTTGTGAATGCATTAGATGCATCAGCAAGAACATTAGATATTTATAAATCAAAACATGCAGAGGAAAATGTTAAATTGGAGAGTTGTTAAGCAGATTCATTTAATCCACTGGCTTTAAATTTCGCCCAGCTTATATTATTAACGGGTTTTTTGTGTTTTGGTGCGCGTTTTTTATCTTCCACGTCTAAATTTTTTTCTCGTTGTAAAGCGCTATCAATATATAATTGTTTTAGAACTTCTCCGATTTTAACAGATGCCTCGTGCTGGTCCAAACCACCATCTTCTACTTCGCGGAGTGTATCAATGAATTTACGTAAAATATTAAGATTTAATTCGTCTTTCATAATTCTATTAAAAATGTTCGTATAATTAGTCCAAAGAAAGTTGCAATGGGATATAACAATTTTCTCAAATTTCTTTGGTTCAAATGTCATCATGCGATTATATTTTTTTTTCAAATTTACCATTTTCTCAACCTCGTCGCGGATAAGACGACTATGTTTTAGTTGTCGAATTTTAGAAGTATTATCATCAGCATCATATGCTTTAATCATTTCCTGCAGATTTAAACGTTGTTTATCATCCATTATAACATACTAGAATACTTTCTTTTTATTTAATTTAATCTAAATATACATTATATGGGAAAATCACGAAAACATAAAGGTGGGAATCCTACATCTGTAGATTGTACAAAAAATCCAGAATGGTGTCCACAATCAACTGCGGATGGTGGGTCCTTGGCGGCGATAACAAAAGCAGGGGCCGACCAACAAAAAGCTCAAGCAGTGACTATGACAGAAGCTAATGCTGCTCTGGTAGGTGGTGGTAAAAGAAAAAAAGGTGGTGCTGCTCAAGTTATATGCCCGCAACCTGCAGCCGGGTCTGGGGGAAGTATTACCGCTGGTGGTTCAAGCGCCGGTGCTAATATGTGTAAAGGGTTGGGGACAAGCCAGCAACAAGGTGCAGATGCTGTTGGGGATTCGACAGAAGGTTTAAGTACTAAAGAACCCCAAAGCCCTTTTGAAAAGCAAACTGGAGGAAAGTCGCGCCTCAGAAAAAAAAAGAGAGGACGTAGAAAATCCAAAAGAAAATCCAAAAGAAAATCTAAAAGAAAATCCAAAAGAAGACGAAAAACAAAAAAACAAAGTCGTAAATCAAGAAGACGTCATTATTAATTTCATAAATAAAATAACTATATATTTTAATATGAAGTTCAGTGATATGATTCTTGCTTTATTAATAATATTAATATTCGTGGGTATGTATGTATTTAGCATAATATCTGTGGGATTGAAAAATATAAAAAAGGATTGGCCAAAATATAGATGTAATCCTATGGCGATGCCTTTAGCGGGACAATTTGGTTTTGATCCTATAGAGAATTTCACATTCTGTATTACAAAAATGCAATCTAATGCAATGGGTTTCTTTTTAGAACCAATTCATTTCATTGTTGGAATGATGGGTAACTTAGGAAAGGAATTGTCAGAAGCAATTAATATGGTTCGCAATGTAATAGCATACATAAGAGGCATGGTTGGAAATATTGTTGGTGATATTTTCGGAGTGTTTATGAACATTTTGATTCAAATTCAAACAATTATGATAAAGATTAAAGATTTGGCAATGAAAATGGTGGGTGTTATGACAACAACTATGTATATTATAGGAACAAGTATGAAATTGGGTAAAAGTATTTGGGCGGGACCTATAGGTGGTATTTTGCGCACATTATGTTTCAAAGGAACGACACCCATTACATTAAAATCAGGAAAACAAGTTTCTATTAAAGACATTAATTTAGGAGATACATTAACTAATAATTCAAGTGTTATAGGTCTATTGAAATTAAAAGGTGATAAAAGTAACCCATACTATAAAATCTGGAGTCGCGATTTAGAAGATTACATCTATGTAACGGGAGAACATAGAATATTAAATAATGAAGAAGATGATATTAGAAAATTAGATGACATATTTGAAAATTATATTAAGGTAAGTTCTTATGGAAACGCAGAAAAAACAAATAAACACGATACAGAGTTGTATTGTTTAATTACTTCCGACCATCGTATACCAATTGGAGAATATACATTCTGGGATTGGGAAGATTAATTACATTTTATTCATATGAATATTATCCAGTTACTATATAATGGATAATATTCCAAAAACATTCGGGTCATACGTAAATAAAATAACAAAAAAAATAGGATATTTAGATAAATATGGTGGGTCTGTTGTGGTTACTGGTATTGTATTATTTATATTTTTCATCATTTTTGCCTATTTTTATGTAATGAATAGACTCAAACCAATTAAGGCAGATTGGGTTAATCAAAGATGTAATCCAGCTGTTATGCCATTTGCAGGTATAATTAATGCTCCTCCATCCGTGTCAAAGATAGATTACACTGCGGATAATTTTTATCAATGTACGCAGAGTATTTTAGCTACGATTATTGGTTACTTTATGCAACCTATTCATTTGACAGTGCAAATGATGACTAAATTTTGGGCTGAAATAATGCAATCAATAAATATGATTCGACATGTATTTGCCTATATTCGTACTAGAATTATGGTTATCGTTTCTGATATATTTGGAAAAATCTATAATGTTATAATTCCTATACAAATAATTTTAATGAAATTAAAAGATATTTTAGCAAAAAATGTAGGTGTAATGACATCTGGTCTATATACGATAATGACAATGTACCTTTCCATGAAATCCTTTTTAGGCGCTTTTTTAGAAATCTTGGTCTTGTCATTAATTGTTCTCGTGGCGGCAACTATTCTTTTATGGATTCTTCCTTTTACGTGGCCTGCCGCTGGCGTAATGACAGCGTTGTTTGTGGCTGTTGCAGTTCCTTTAGCTATAATAGCCATTGCATTAGGTAATATATTAAATCTTAGTTCCAGTAAGAACATTCCTGGAAAACCAGGCTGTTTTGATAAGGATACGAAATTAATGCTCAAACGCGGGAAAGTTCGAATTAAAGATATTAAGGTAGGAGATGAAATGTTTGACGGGTCAAAAATAACGGCATTCTTTAAATTATCAACATATGGAAAGAAAATGTACCAAATTGATAAATTAAAGATTTCTGGTTCTCATAAAATACAATATGGGGATAGCTGGATAGAAGCAAAAAATCATCCTACATCAGTATTAATAGAAGATTATTGCGAACCATTTATTTATTGTCTAAATACTACAAGTAAAAGAATTAAAATAGACCAACATATTTTATTGGATTGGGATGATATAGATGACCTTGATTTCGTAGACTTAAAAAATATCGCAGGAAATTTTATTCCATTTAATGCGCCAACACATAAAATACACGCTACCTTGGAAGGGGGATTTAGTTCTTTAACAAAGATAGAATTAGAAGATGGACGAATGATAAACATATCAGATATAAAAGTGAATGATCAGTTGCGTTTTGGAGAGAGAGTTTTAGGAATTGTTACAATTGATACTAAAAATCTGCAACAAGTGAATAAATATAGTATCAAAGATACAAGTTTTATTGGAGGGCCTAATTTATGGGTTAATGATAATTTAGGCAAATTTTCAACTCTGGGTTTAGATTGTCAAAGTATAGAAAAACCGAAATACTTATATCAAATTTTAACAAATACTGGTAATTTTACTGTGGACGGAATCCAATTTATGGATTATAATAGTGCTATTGAACAACTTATGGGAGATTCTTGGGCATCAGAATAATCTTTATTTTCAGCATAAAAATTATCTATGAATTATGTATAGTATGCAAATCAAAGTATTAGGATTGACTTGTCGTATCGAAATTATCGCAATTAGTATTATTGTGGGAATGATATTAGGAGGACATGTTTTATGCTCTTGCATAACACCCGAAGCTAAGGAAAAAGCAAAAGAGGGGTTCGTCAATGCTCTTGGATCAGCACCAACAAATTACAAAATGGGAAGAGGTGTAAAATCATCCTGGGATACTAAACAATTGCCTAGCATTGCCCAAGATTTAAGTACACATTTGGGACCAAAAGTACCTCTCCCTGCAGGACAATTGTTCTTCTTTGCGAACAATAAATTTAGCCCAGATTGCTGCGTGCCACCACAAACTGGTGTAAGTAATTCAGATGGGTGTGCTTGTGTTACACAAGAACAAGTGAATTACATCAGTTCTCGAGGTGGCAATCGTGCTGTTTATGGAGAATTTTAAATTGAATTTATTACGATTTATTACTAATAATCAATCGTAACTATGGACAGTACAAATTATCACGAATATTCCAATTACACGTGTGAAAAATGTAAAGATACGTATTCAGCCAGATATGCCCGTATCTCAGATAGAACAAGTTGTCGTCATCATCATTTTATTAAGTTTGACAATGAAATAATATGTCGTGATTGCAAAATTGTTAAAGGGGATGGTAATTATAATTGTTACCATACTAGCAGTCCTAGTCGGTGTTGTTTTCAATAATCTATACAAATCAACAAAATATATAGTTAAAAATGAATAAATCGATATTTCTATATATATATATGCCTGCACGACTTACACTTAAGAACTTGACTGCGCACGACAAGTATTTTAAAAGCCAGGGTAGTCCTACTATTTATGACAATAAACACAGCACCGGAAGGCAGATGGCTTCGAAACGAACGAGCGTTACCGTGCCCGCGGCACTAAATGCTAAAAATGTGGACAGAGTTGCGCCACATTTATACCCCGAATATAACGCCAAAGAATTAGCGGAGTGGGCACTACGCAATGGACCGTCCAAAGTTAATTTTCGAGGCAAACAATTTCTGAAAACAATAAAAGCAAACCGTGCGCTCGTGGCGGAGTATGAAAAAAACGCAAGAGAAGCCAAAGAAGGAGAATCAGATAAGAGAAAAAAATGCGATAAAGACAGTTCGTGTACAATCTTGGGAGGTAAAAAAACACGCAAAAAAAGAAGAACAAAAAGACACAGCGGAAAAACACGCCGCGGGACAAAACGCCGCGTTAAAAAACACGGAAAAATAAAATCTCGCATAAAAAAATAATATTATATATTATTAAATGCCATGTACTGCTTGTGGGAAAACTGGGGCTACGAATGTTGCAAAACCCAATACGATGATTTTAGGGTCCATAAGAACTGTTAGCACAGTTCAAATACCAAGAGTTTTAATATCAAAGCAACCGGCTGGTGGGCGTGCATTCATGTTGGGTCGTTAAATATACATACCAAAGGGTGCACTACTACTTTCGTTTAATTTAATTAATTTATTAATAACTTCCTCTGTCACAGTAAATGGAAATGTTACATTGATTGTATTTTCTTTTTCAAACAATTTACTATCGGGTTTCATCAATCTATATAAATTAAGCTTTGTGTAAATAATTTCTAGACAACGCTTAAGATTTCTCACGCCTTTCTCTTTATCGGTGAACCCATCAATAATCTTAACAAGTGCTTCATCTGTGATAGTAATATCCTCACTTTTGAAATTAACATTTTTCTCAATTTTTGGTATCAAATAGTTTTTGGCAATAGTTATTTTTTCCTTAGTCACATAACCCTCTGTATGTATTCTATACATTCTATCTTTTAAAATAGGATTGACTTTGCTCTCATCATTATAACTGAATATAAATAATGATTTACTAAGATCAAAATCCATATTGGCAAAATATTTATCATGGAAACAATTATTTTGGGTTGTATCCGTCAAATGGGTAAGAATACCAGTTATTTCTTCACTTTTTGGGGTTTCTGAAATTTTATCCAATTCATCGAAATAAATCACCGGGTTCATACATTTACTCTGAATCAAAATATTTACAATTTTACCCCAAGTACTGCCCTCATAAGTATATCCGTGCCCCTCAAGAAAACTACTATCGGTTGCACCACCAAGAGCCAGAAAAGCAAAAGGTCTTTGAAGTATTTTACTAATACCTTCTTTGATTAAAGTTGTTTTTCCAGTACCAGGTGGACCTTTGATGGCAATAGCTGTGCCAATAGAATTGGGATTACTTATCCAGTTTCCTACTAATTGTAGAATCTGCATTTTAGCATCATCCAAACCATATACACATTCATCCAAAACTTTTTTGGCATTTTCCATAAATGCATTACATTTCTCCATACCATCATCGATAGTTAATGGCAATTGTTTTGTTTTTCCAAATGGAATGGACATAAATGCATCTACCCATTGTTTAATTTTATAATATTCTCCTGAACCCGGGTCCATATAATTAAGAACATTGATTTTTTTAAGCGCAGCAGATTGATAACAGGCTGGCATATCGGAATCCAAAAGTTGTAATCTGTAGGGTTTTTCTACACTAGACAATTTATTAACTTCTTTCAACCGTCTTATTATTTTTTTTTGAGCATCGATGCCCATATCTTTAAAATATTTAAAATCATTCATAATATTTGGCGCACGCAACAATTTCCGCAATGTAGACACATTTTTTGATTTAAGCTTTATTTCTCGCTTTTTTTGTTCCTTTGTTTGTTTTCGTTTATAAGCTTGTGACATTTTATCTAATTTTGCTATCATTGCATCACTACCTTTTGATTTGCGACATTTTATTAATTCTTGCAATTCATCTAAAATTTCGGAATCTTCAACTTGTTCATTTTCATCTACCGCTGTAATATATTTTCCTTTAATATTCTCTTGAATCTCCCATTCCTCCTCATCTTTATCCTCTGTTTTTTCTAATTCGATATTATATAAACTATATGCAGGATTATTACCAACAGCAACTATAGTTTTAATTTTACCAACATATGCTTTATCCCAATCTTTGTAGTAAACACTGACTTTTTGATTTTTTTTGAATTGCGTTTTAGTTTCTTTTTCGGATTTTTCTGAAGTCTTTGCGGGTTCTTCCTCCTCTTCTTCATCTTCTTCAGAAGTTTCGTCCTCCTCCTCCTCCTCATCAGGCTGTCCAACTGTAAATATAATGTTAAATTTCATATTTTGTCGTAACATATCCTGTATCTCATTCTCATCCATTTTTTCATCATCATCGAGTAAATCTTCGCATAGCATTTTTGCTTCTTCTTTACGCATTATTTCCTCGAATGCCTCTTCATCTTCGCTTGATTCTTCTACGACTTTCTTTTTTTTCTTCCTGAATCCGGTGGCTCTTCCTTTTTTTGAAATCGTATTTTTGGTTTCAGCATCCGTTAATTTTTTATTTTTAATTCGAGATGATTTGGATTTTTTCTTTTTTTCTTTTTTCTTTTCCAACATTTCATCTATTTTTTCCAATTGCCGAACCCTCTCTTGACCACTTTTAGAGGGAAATATTTTTTGAACGAATTTTTGAAATTCCCTTGTATTAAAATCTTCTTTTGTTTCTTCTTCTTCTTCAGAAGAATCTGTTTCTTCATCATCGTCTTCTACTAAAATATACATTTCCTCTTCTGGATCATAATCACTATCACTATCACTATCAGATGCCAAATGTTTAGCTTTGATTATTTTATTTTTCTTTGATTTTTCCTTTGTAGATTGTCTAAATTTATATCCCTTTTTAGGAGATTTAGCTAAACGGTCAGTGATGTCAGATTTATCCATTATGAAGTATTGTGTGATAATTTTTAAATCCTCTTTGCAAATATCAATTTTTTATTATTCAAAAACTTAAAACAAATAAATTGAAAAACAATCTAAATATTCTAAGCGTAGTATAAAGAATGGCTCAATCGAAAATGAAGACAACCCCGTCAAGAATTATAGGGATACAATTTAGTATATTATCTCCAGAAGAAATTCGGAAAAGTTCAGTGGCAAATATTGTTTCCAGAGATACATATGTAAATAATAAACCCGTAATAGGTGGTTTGTTTGACCCTCGGATGGGTGTACTAGATCCGGGTTTGATTTGTCCAACTGATGGTTTAAATTATATGAATACGCCCGGGTATTTTGGACATATAGAACTAGCTAGACCTATATTTTACATTCAATATATTCATACTATTGTAAAAATTCTACGATGTATATGTGTTAAATGCAGTAAATTATTGATAGACAAAGAAAAATATAAATACTTGCAAAGGTTATCTTCAAAAAAACGATGGGATAAAATTTTCAAACTAGGCTCAAAAGTAGTAAGATGTGGAGATGAAACCTGTGATGGTTGTGGTACCAAACAACCTCGTAAAATTACGAAGGAAGGATTGGCAACTCTTATTGCTGAATGGGACAATATTGAAGGTATTGAGAACAATGAAGGAAATAAAAAAGAGAAATTAACCATGCGATTAACACCCGAAATCGTTCTCAAAATATTTAGGCGCATATCTGATGAAGATGTTACATTTATGGGATTTAGCGCTTTGTGGTCAAGACCAGACTGGATGATATGTCAAGTATTAGCTATACCGCCACCAGCAGTGCGACCTTCAGTAAAACATGATGCACAACAACGCTCAGAAGATGATATATCGCATATCATAGTTAATATTGTAAAAGCCAACAAAACTCTACAAGAAAAACTAGAAAGTAATGCCTCGGCAAAGGTTATTGATGATTGGACAATGGTATTACAATATTATGTGGCGACAATGGTGGATAATAAAATTCCAGGCGTAGCATCAGTTGCACAACGCTCAGGTAGACCATTAAAATCGATTAAAGAAAGATTGGTTGGTAAACCAGGTCGTGTTCGTGGCAATCTCATGGGTAAAAGGGTTGACTACTCGGCACGGTCAGTTATTACTCCTGATGCCAACATAGGAATATCAGAATTGGGTATTCCGCTTAAAGTGGCGAAAAACATTACTTTCCCCGAAGTTGTAAATAAAAGAAATAAGGGTTTCCTTACTCAATTGATGTTGAATGGACCTGATGTGTATCCTGGTGCAAAAATTTTAGAAAGAAAGGCAGGTGATTCAATTTCACTTAGATATGTAGATAGAAACTCAATTGAATTACAGTTTGGAGATTTGGTGCACCGACATCTTTTAGACGGAGACCCCATACTGTTTAATAGGCAACCTACTCTTCATAGAATGAGTATGATGTGTCATTTCGCAAAAATTCTAACAGTAGGAGATACTTTTCGTTTAAATGTAGCTGACACTAAACCATATAATGCTGATTTTGATGGAGATGAAATGAATTTGCATGGCCCACAAGATTATGAAAGTGCCGCTGAATTGACATATCTGGCAGCAGTTGCAAGACAAATTATTTCACCAGCCAATAATTCACCTATTATTGGAATCTTCCAAGATTCATTGTTGGGAGCATTTCGATTTACCCGTGAAAATATCGATTTCGATACACGCACGGCCATGAATTTATTAATGGCTTACGATAAAATTAATACAAAGATTTTCAAAAATACTAATAAAAGAATCAATAGTTTCCAGCTTCTGACAGAAATTATGCCACCATTATCAGCACATTTCCATAATGGACAGTATGATTCAACGGAAGATAAAAAAGTTTCGAATAATATTATTGAGATTATAAATGGCAAATACGTAAGAGGTCAACTAGACAAAAAAGTTTTGGGCGCAGGTTCAAAAGGTTTATTGCATAGTATATTCAATGATTTCAATTATAGAGAATGTGGTGATTTTATAGATAATTTACAAAATTTAATCACAGAGTATATGAAATTAAGCGCATATAGTGTGGGTATTAGTGATTTAATAGCGGATGCTGTAACAAATCAAAAAATATCCAATGCAATGATTAAAAAGAAACAAGAAGTTAAAAATCTGATTGACCAAACACATTTGGGAACATTTGAAAATAATACAGGGAAAACCAATGAAATAGAGTTTGAATCAAAGGTAAACTCAATATTGCAAAAAGCGGCAGATGAAGCGGGCAAAATTGGAAGAAAAAGTTTAGCTGCAGATAATCGATTTATTATCATGGTTAATTCTGGTAGTAAAGGCAACACCTTAAATATTGCCCAAATGATTTCATGTTTAGGGCAGCAAAACGTGGACGGTAAAAGAATTCCTTATGGTTTCCAAGATAGAACATTGCCTCATTATACAAAATATAATGACTCTCCGGAAGCACGCGGATTCGTCGAATCCTCATTCATTCAAGGTTTAACTCCTACTGAACTTTATTTCCACGCCATGGGTGGCAGAACTGGTTTGATTGATACGGCTGTTAAAACCAGCACTACTGGTTATATTCAAAGAAGGCTTATTAAAGGATTGGAAGATTTACGAATTGTTTATGATATGACGGTTAGAAATAATAAAAATAAAATTATCCAATTTGCATATGGTGATGATGGTATCGATCCTACCAAAGTGGAAATGCAAAACCTCCCATTACCGACAGCAACACGCGAAGATATTTATGCACATTTTCAAATGCCATTGGACGATTCAAGTGATGCTATTATTACAACAAATTATACCAAAGCCGCTATTAAACGAGTTAAAAAACAAAAGTCTGAATTAATAAAAAAAACGAATGAAATGATAACTTTTATGATTGAAGCGCGAGAAACAGTTGTAGAACATGTATTTAAATTCGTAGATGAAACGCAAATAAATATCCCTGTACATTTCCGTCGCATCATTAACAATATTCATAATCAGCTAAGTATTCAATCCAATTCATTGGTTAACATAACGCCTATTGAATTATATGAGATGCTCGATGAAGCTTTTGATAAACTATCCAGAAATTACTATGCTGCACCTACCGAATTATTTAAAATTGCCTATTATTATTATCTTTCGCCCAAAACTTTGTTAACAGTAAAGCGTTTCAATAGAAAAGCTATCATAATTTTATTAGAAACTATTATTACAAATTATCAAAAAGCTATTGTTCATCCAGGAGAAATGGTGGGAATGATAGCTGCGCAGAGTATTGGCGAGCCAACGACCCAGATGACATTAAATACCTTCCATTTTGCTGGTGTAGCTAGTAAATCGAATGCTACCAGAGGTGTGCCCAGAGTAGAAGAGATTTTGTCTCTTTCTGAAAATCCTAAAAAACCATCCGTTACTATTCATCTTAAAGAAAATGAGCGAGATAACATTGAAAAAGCGCAGGAACTCAAATATACATTAGAATATACCAGTTTGCGAGATGTTGTTGATTCTGTAAGTATTTGTTTTGACCCAGATGCTATGTCTACTTTAATAGATGATGATAAAGTATTGTTGGCTGAATATAATGCCTTTAAGAATTTGGTAGAAGAATGTCAGGAAAACGATTTTGATGACACTGATTCAGATGCAAAATCTAAATGGATTATTCGAATGGAACTAAACAAAGAATCAATGTTAGACAAACATATTTCAATGGACGATATTCACTTTGCAGTGTCCAATAGTTATACTGCTGACATTAACTGTGTATACGCTGATATGAACTCTGATAATCTTATATTTAGAATTAGACTGACACAGAATAACACGTCAAGTAAGAAACACTCACTTGACCAATCGGATGAAATTTATAAGTTGAAAAATTTTCAAAACAATTTGCTCAATAATATTATTTTAAGGGGTATTAAAGATATACCAAAAGTTCTTTTGAGAAAAGTTGTAAACGAAGTTATTATGGATGATGCTAATTATGTCCAAAAAGACGGATGGGTACTTGATACGGTTGGAACCAATTTGCCTGATGTTCTCGCTCTATCGTCTATTAATAGTAATAAAACTACCAGTAATGATATTCAGGAAACCTTCCGAACACTTGGACTCGAGGCAGCACGACAGGCAATATTTAATGAGCTATCTGAAGCAATGGACCATGCGGGTATCTACATTAATTACCATCACTTATCTATTTTATGCGACAGGATGTCCGCAACTTGCAAAATGGTGTCAATATTCAGACACGGTATTAACAATGATGATATTGGACCTATTGCAAAAGCTTCTTTTGAGGAGACACCCGAAATGTTCCTGAGAGCTGCTCGTCACGCTGAGTTAGACCCAATGACTGGGGTATCAGCTAATGTTATGTGTGGACAAGAGGGTTACTTTGGCACAGGATGTTTCCAAGTAATGTTAGATATAAATAAGATGAAAGGTAATAAACTCTTAGAGAAGGATATTGATATACAAGCATTAATGTCGGCGGAAAATACAAGCAACCCTTGCTCCTTGCAAAATATTCAAATCAGTAATACAGCAGAATTCATTGGGGGAAAAGATACCGGCGGCGTTGACGATGAATATGACCCTGGCTTTTAAATAAAATATAAATTATTATTAATGGCTATACTAACTTATATTTTACGACGCGTGATAGAGAAAAGCCAATATCCAATTTTTAATATTTGTAATATGTTTTTTTTTTGTGATGTTCCTTGTAAATTTAAATCTATTCAAAAGGAAGTAATAGAAAATGACTTTTTTACTGAAACCCAGAAAAATATATATATGGAGATATTTTCAAAAGCCCAAAAACATTATTACTCTCTCTCAAAATTTGCACAGATTTGGAAAACCAATAAATATACATACTACAATAATGATGTTGACTTATGTTTAAAACCTCTGTCATTGTATCCAGAGTCTCAAAAGGTCACATTAATACATTTTAAAAAGAAATATATATTTCGTTTGACCGATTTTATGAATATTTGGTTGAGGAGTTTGACAAAAAATAAGGGTTTATCTCCATGTCCGCGATATCCAGTTAATCCGTATGTAAATAAACCCTTTAGGAAACATCATTTATATATTGTATA